TTATTAGCTAGAACTACTGTAATTACAGGGATAAAAGAAAATTATAGCAACGCAATGGATTATCTTAAACGTAAGAAAAAGCTAGAGTTTGGAGATAACATAGATGTATCTACATTAGGAGAGAGCTTACAACCTGTATTAGTTAAATTTATAGATGATAAAAACAAAGACGATATTAATACCAGCGGAGTATAAACCTTTGTTTACTGATGATTGGAGAGAAGCAGGAATATACGGTGGACGTTATTCTTTAAAATCACATACAGTAGCTAGGTATCTTTTAATAAGAGCTAGAGAAAAGAAAACAAGAGTTGCTTGCTTTAGAGAATTTCAAGCTTCAATAGCAGAAAGTTCTCATCAACTATTATCAGAACTGATTATTAAATACGAACTAACAGATTTTGAAGTAACTAATAATTCTATATTAAATAAGGTTAATGGTTCAGACTTTATCTTTAAAGGATTATGGAATAACGAACAAAGTATTAAAAGTATTGAGGGTATTGATATAGCTTGGGTAGAAGAAGCACAAACAGTATCAGAGAAAAGTATAGAAGTTCTTACTCCTACAGTTCGTAAAGCTAAATCAAAAATAATATATACATACAATCGTTTACTAGAAGAAGACCCAGTACATAACAGATTAGTTTTAGAAGGTAGACCAGATACCCTTATAATAAATGTAAACTATGATATTGCTTTAAAGTATGAAATGATGCCAGACGTTATCTTAAAAGAAATAGAAGATGATAAAAAGAACAGACCAGGGCTTTATAAGCATAAATGGTTAGGTGAACCGAACAACATGGAAAGAAAGATATATAAAGATTGGAACATTATAGATGAGATACCACACGAAGCACGCTTAGAAAGAGTAGGATTAGACTTTGGATATAGTAATGACCCTAGCTCAATAGTAGAGATATACAAATACAATTCAGGGTTTATCTTAAATGAGAAGACATACCAGAAAGGATTAAGTAATAAACAGTTAGCTGATATACTACTAACGATAGAAGGTAATCCTATAATAATAGCTGATAGTGCAGAACCTAAGAGCATAGATGAAATAATGGGTTATGGAGTAAATATCTTACCTTGTGTTAAGGGAAAAGATAGCGTATCTCAAGGTATACAATTCGTAAAAGACCAGAGAATATCAGTAACAAAGCGTAGTATAAACATAGTGAAAGAATATAGGAATTACCTTTGGGAGATAAACAAAGAAGGTAAGATAATCAATAAGCCAGAACATCAGTTCAGTCATTGCTTAGTAGGAGATACAAAGGTTTTGATGGCTACTGGTAGATTGAAGATGATTAAGAATATAAGACCAGGTGATAAAGTAAAGACCAAAAATGGAATACATAAAGTTTTAAAACAAGCTAACACATTTAAAAATGCAAAAATTTATGAAATAGAACTAAGCAATGGAATGAAGTTAAGAGGTACAGGCAACCATAATATATATACTAATAGAGGTAAAGTAGCTATTGACACATTGAGCTACTATGATATAATAGAGGTATTAAATCATAAAGATATATCTCTATGGAAAAAACAATTGTATTCAATAACAAAAAGTATAGATGGGATGGTAAATACTACCAAGGAGAAATTAGACTACACAGGGCAATATGGGAGTATTATAATGGTAAAATCCCCAAAGGACACCACATACATCATATCGATAAAGATAGGACAAACAATGAAATCTCTAATTTGGAAATTAAAGAGATTAGACTCCATTTATCGGAACATTCAAAAGAAATGTGGGCAACAGAAGGTTTTAAAGAAAAAATGTCAGACCATCTCAAAGATATTGGAGAACTTGCAAAAGAATGGCATTCTTCTAAAGAAGGAATTAAGTGGCATAAAGAACACGGAAAGAAAACTTGGGTTAATAGAAAAGTATTCAAAAAGAAATGTGAAGTTTGTAGAGAAGAATATGAAACTTATTTCCCCAACAGAAGCAGATTTTGCCACGACAATTGTAAAGCGAAAGCGTTGCGGAAGAGAAGACGTCTACAACTTAACAGTGGAGAAAGAACATAACTATTATGCTGATGGTGTATTAGTAGGTAATTCAATGGATGCTATAAGATATGGATTAGATAGCTATAGACCGAGAAAGACTGTAAAGTTTAAACAACCTAATGTAGAAATGGCAACCGAATATTATGGTGGAGAAGTCTTAAGTAGAGGAGACGAGCTATTAGACCAAGTATTTAATGAAAATTTAAAATAATATGGCAATAGAAAAAACCCTAGAATCACAGATAGTATTAAACGCCCAAAAGCAAATTAGCACTTGGGAGATGTTTTATTCTCCTAGATTATCTCAAATAAAGAAGTTTGAAGATATGTATGCTTTGAGAGTTAATAAACAGCTAAAGAATAGATTTAATATTCCTTTACCTATTCTATCTGGCTACATTGATACATTTAAGTCAAAGATTGATGAATTCCCTAACGTAGAGTTTAACCCACAAGAAGAAGGTGACCTAAGAGCTTCAAAGAAGATTACATCTCTCTGGGAGGCTGAAAAGGGTGCAGATAGAGGTCAATGGGCTTTCATTGATAGAGGAGCTAAGACTTTAGCTATGTTCTCAGGTAGAGCAGTATATAAATACTTTGCAGAGAGTAACCCTAAATATAGGTCAAACTTTGAGAATGTAGATTACTATGATTTTGTATTTGAACCACAAGGCGGTGCAGACCTAGAGAAGCATTTGTTTTGTGGACAGATTAATATCTTTAAAAGCAAAAGCGATATAGATCAAGGAGTTAAAGACGGATTATATAATAAAAGTGGGTTAAGCAAGCTGATATTATCAGTTAGCAATAAAGATAGAAAAGAAACAGACAAGACTATTGAAAACAAATATAATAGATTGATTTCTTTAGGATTAAGTCCTAACGACAATAACTTTGTTGGAGAAGACACATTCAATCTAACAGAAATAGAAACAACATTTAAAGGCAAAAGATATTACCTATTCTTTGATAGAAGAAGTGGCTCTGTATTAAGACTAGAACCTTTAGCAGATGTATTTGAAGCTAATGAATATCCATTTGTTACTTGGGCAACTCACGAAGACCCATTTAACTTCTCAACTAAAAGTCCTTGTGATGATGTTTACCCTGTAGCAGACTCAATGGTTACTCTATTCAATCAAGCCTTAGACAACGTTCAGAAGCGTAATTGGGGTATGAGAGGCGTAGACACAAGCGTTGTTAAGAACTTAAATCAGTTAAGTTGGCATCCAGATGGAATAGTAGAGTTTGACGGACAGAAAGGAAATATCCGAAATGCTTTAGTAGAATTAGAAACTCCTGACAATACAAACCAAGTCCAATCATTAGTAACATTTCTTGATAACTACTTAGGACAAAAGACTGGTATTACTCCTGCAACTCAAGGGCAATCAGACAAAGACCAAAAGGTTGGTATATTCTACGGCGAACTTCAATTAGTAGCAGATAGGATTGATTATGTTAGCAAAATGTATAGAGAGGCTCACGCTAAACTTGGCAAAAAGTTTGTTCAAGGCTTGAAGGAACATATGACAGAAGCTATGGCAGTAAAGATATTAGGCAAAGATGGTGCTGAATGGACTGAAATAAAGAGAGAAGACTTAAAAGAATTTGATATTAGTATTAGCGGAGGTCAAGCAGAACTCCAAATGAATGAAATAAAAGCTAGAAAGCAATCACAAGCCCTAGACAGACTGCTTGCTTCTGGAACTTCAGTAAATAAGAATTGGTTATCTGAAACAATACTAAGACAAGGAGATTTTAACGAAGAAGATATAAGACGAGCTATGGATATAAATAGTGATGGTAATGATGAGATTATGTCAGAAGCTGCCAAAGCTATTCAAGAAATAGTACAAGGTAAAACTCCTAGCAGAAACAGAGGTGCAACAGTTGGATTTGTTAATAAGATTATAGACTATGCAGAAGATAATAACTTTGGAAATCTTAAGACTGATGCTGGCAGGACTAAAGACCAAGGAATATTCAATGCTTTAATGGAATATGCAAATCTACATATGCCAATAGCAGAACAGAACGCAATAAGAAAAGCACAACAAATGGTAGCTAACGGAGAAGTACAAGGTGCTGTTGCTGGTGCTAAATTGCCTAGCAGAGAGAATCAGCCTGTTGTTTCTAAAGAGGGAGTCCAACAAAAGTCAGCAGAGCAAACAGCAAGAGTTAATCCATTAGTAGGATAAATATGCACATAATTGAACAACTAAAAGAAGCTGAAAAAAGCTTTCTGACAGAGAATGACCAAAGACAGATAAAAGACTGGAAGATTCAAGCTCACGAAGCTATGAATATTGAATCGCTTGAGAATATAGAAGGAATAAAGATTTTACAACAATGGTTAGAGAGAGAGCAGTCAATGATAGCTAGTAGGATTCTAAATAAAAGAGATATGACCGAATTAGAGAGAGCTTTGGCATTTCATAGGACTGATTGGATTAACGATATATTAAACTTTTTTAAAGATAGAGATTTAGATAAATTAAAGGAACAAATTAATCAATTAATTTAATCTATGGAAGAACCAAAAGAACATATAAACCTTGAGATTGGCAAAGGCGGTAAACTATTCAAGAAGATAGATTATCCTTGGTATGTAAAGCTATGGAAAGTACCAGTATTAGTTCTCAAATACTATTTTATAGAGCCTTTTAGAAAGAAAGCAAGGGAGAAATGTATCGGTGATTTTATGATTGATAACAAGAGATTATTAATTATAGTTGCTGACCCACAAACAGATAAGCTAATGATGAGCTATAAAGGCAAGGTAGTAGTTAGCAAGATTAAAGGTGCTGATGGTAAGCAGAAGCACATTGTTAGAAAGATGCTTAAACACTCACAATTCAATAATAACATAGACCAATTCTTGCAAGGCATAAGTGATGCTATGAGATTAAGAATAATGAAGAATATGGATAATAACAGATTCTTTCAATGGGTCGATGGCTCAATTTATAATATATCTAAGTCATTTAAAAAATAATTATGAAAAAAAAAGAAATTAAAAAAGAAGAGCCTAAGAAAGAAAAAAAGGCTAAAAAGGTAAGCGTTGAAGCTAATGTTCCAGAAGAAGTAACAGAAGGTATCGTTAGAATCGCTACTGGTTACTCTGTTAAGTTTGGTGCTAAGAAAGAAGTATTTGAAGGTGATGAGAGAACTGCTTTAAACGAAGCTGTTAAGCGTTACATAATATTCTTAACTGAATAATTATATATTATAGTTGTAAGTCTATTAATCAAAACTTAACTGTTGAGAGAACAGTAAAATCTCCTAATTATTAATGAGTGGTATAATCCACCTATAAAAACTTATGTTAGAAAACAATGAGGGCGTTCAAGACCCCAAAGACGAGATTCCAGATGAGGAAACTCGTAAAACACTTGAAGATATGAAAGCAGAAGGCGGCGAAGTGCCAGCCTTAGACGATTCCAAAGAGGAAGAGTCAAAAGAAGAAGAGGTTATTGAAACTCCTGAGGAAAAACCAGAAGAAGAAGTAGAGGAGGAGAAAGAAACGGAGGAAGAAAAGCCTAATAGAATCCCTAATATGATGCCAGCCTTTAAGCATAAAATTGCTGAAAAGAACTGGAGTAAAAGGGAAACTGAACTTCTTGGCGAAATAGAGACGTTAAAAAATAAACCAACTGAGACTCCTATTCAAGAAGCAGAAGCAAACAAAGATATGGATTCTAAGATTGCTGAATTAGCTGAAGAAAAGGGAGTGGATGCTGAACTAATCAAAAAAATAATTAGTTTAGTACCTAAACAGGAAACTCCGTTAGAAATTAAAGATGCTCTAGATTCTATGAAAGATTTGAAAGCTCAACAGGAAACTGTTAAAGCTGACAATCAGTTTAATCAAGAATTTTCTAGTATTGAACCTTTAATCAAGACTGAATATCCTGATATTTCAGAAGGTGACTTGTCTAAATTAAAACAACAACTCAAAGATACTGCTTTTACTGAAGAATATGCTAAAACTCCTTTATCAGTTATCTATAAAGGATTAGATGGATTCAGAGGAGCTGTAATGACTAAGAAAAAATCTGCTGAAAGTAGCAGAAGTGGTCAGAACAGAGCTTCTGATGTTCAAGACTATTCTGAATGGACTGATGATGATATTGCAAACGCTTCTAGAGCAGAAGCAGATAAATATTTTGATTGGGTTGACAAGAACAAGACAAGCTAATTGAAAACTTAAATGGCAAATGCAATAACACCAATGTCAGCTAGCTATTTGTCTCGTAGAATTGGGCAAAAACTTTATAAGAATTTAGTCTTTAGAAGTTTAGCTTCATTCGTTGAGATGGACCAGCTAAAAGATGGTCAAAGTGTTGACCGTCCTTATAGAGCTGATATTACAGTAGAGAACTACACAAAGGGAACTGCTTTAACTGCACAAGATTTAACTGCTACTGCTGATGTATTAACAGTTAATAACGTTAAAGCTGCATTAATCTATGTCGATGACGTAAAAAGACAATTCTTAAACTTATTAAGAATGAACTGCGTCCTTGCTCAGTAATGAGTTTGAAAAATCCTGTAAACTGCTGGAAACTCTCGTTAAGCAAATAAGCTACAACGGAAAACCTTAAAAGGTTTAAACGCACAATGCTTGAAAATTATTTGATAGAGACAATCAGCATCCAAGCCCGAAAGGGAAGGTTCAACGACTATAATCAGGACATCCTGTTTCTTGACAATTTAAAGGTTGTAAATTGGCAAGAAAATAGAACAAAATCTAACAGGATGAAGGTATAGTCTGGACTATACGGAGACGTATAGAGGAGTAGTTTAAATACCGCTCCCCCTCAAAGTGAGGAGTAACATATTGAGATAAAATTCAGAACAGATGGTCTGCCGCTAATGAATGGGGAGACGAAATGGGCAGAAGACTAGCTATCGCTTTAGATGCTATCTTCTTATATGAAGTAATTAACGCTGATGATTCTATTGATTCTGGCGATGTCGGTGGCACAGCTGGACAAGGAATTACAATTACTACTTCAAACATTGACAAAGTTTTCGCAGCTATCAATAGGAAGTTTGACGAAAATAATGTTGATTTATCAATGAGAAATATAGTTATCTCTCCACAATTTAAAGAAATTCTTATTCAGAGAGTTGGTGGAAAAGAAACTATGCTTGGCGATAAAACTTCCTTGACTGGTAATATGGGTCGTTATTTAGGATTAGAACTTTATCTGTCCAATAACTTGACCGCTTCTGCGATTTGGATTCCTGCTGATAATCCTGCTAATACTGCTACTATTACTATTACTGAAGTAGGTGGAACTGCTATTACCTTTACATTCGTATCAACTATTGGTACTGCTGCAGGTAATATTTTACAGACTTCTGACCTTGAAACAACTTTAGAAAACTTAGCTGCTTTGATTAACGCTGGTGGTGTTACTACTGACGTAGGAGTATCTAACGTGAGTCTATCAACTGCTAACCAACGAAGAGTCCAGGATTGGGTTGCTGTTGCTACCGCTACTCAGATTACAGTTAGAGTTAAGGGTGCATCTTATTTGACTCTTACTACTTCTGAAAGTGCTGATGTTTGGACTACTAATACACAGCTACAACATATACTAGCTATGAAATCAAAAGCTATTGATGTTGCAATTCAGAAAGAACCTGGCGTTAAAAAAGGCGATACTATTTCTGCTGGTAAAGCTGGTGTGAATATCTTAGGTCTAACTTTAGCTGGATTCAAAACATTTGACCAAGGAACTAAAGAAATCTTTGATGTGCAGGCAAGATTTGACAATTACTAAATAACTAATTTTTTAACTTTATGAATTTCAATTCAAAAGCAAAATCCTTAGTTATATTATTGTTAGGTATGGCTTTTATCGGAGCTGGCGTTTACGCATTCTCTGGTAATAATGATGGAATGGTTTGTGAAGATGGTGCTAACTGTACCTTTGAAGAAGCTAGTGATTCACCAATGGGCGGCGGAATTACTACTGGAATTGAGTATTTTCAAGAAGGTTTAGTTGAAGGTGGATTAACTTTAGAGAAAACTGTTGTAATTGATAGTACAGCTGCTCCTGCTGGCACTTTAGTCTCTTCTGAGATTTGTCAGTACAAGAGCCTTGAATATGCTTTCGCTGCTACTTCAACTGGAATTGTAGCTAATACTTTGTACTTACCTACATCTGACAGTTTGATTAACAACTGCCTATACACAGAAAATGATAGTTGGACAGTTTATTTCTCTAATGAGAATACTGCTGCCGCTACTACTACTACTCTTGCTATAACTTCTGGTGATACTATGGAATTATTAGAAGCTGATGGAAGTGATGTAGTTATTCCTGGAGCTGAAGATGCTATTCTTCACTTTAGAAATGCTGGTGGTGGAGTTGTTAAAACAACTGTTACATCTGTAAGAGCTGCTGATTAATTGAGGATATACTTAGCCCCTTTACAGGGGCTAAGATATATTATTAATTTAAAAAATATTATGAAAAACAAATTAGTTAAAATCCTAATTGGTGTAATTATCTTATTAGGTGGTAGCTATGGTGGTGCTACTATGTTAGGTGGTGGCACTGGTTCAACTAACAGTGTAGTTGTTCTTGATGGCATTTCTGCTACTACTACTTCTAGTAGCATAAATATTGATGGAGCTGACAGAGTTACTTTAGATTTTACTGTTGCTGGTGTAACTGGAACTGGTAATGCTACTTCTACTTTTGCTGTAACAGTTTCTAACGATGATACTAACTATGTAACTTTTAATAAGCTAGTTGATAACGTAGTAAACACTAACGCACAAGATATTACTAGAGTAGCTAGTGTCGCTATGGATTCAAACTCAACTAAACTTTATTCATTAGATTTACAACATAATAATTTTATGTTTATGAAAGTTACAGATACTATAACAGGAACAACAACTTCATCTGTAACAGTCAAAGCTCTTATAGAAGATTAAATAAAAGACTAATATGATTCAATTAAGACCAACAGAGAATTTTACTATTGTTAGGGTCATAGGAGATACTCAAGACGCAACTACTTATTATGTTCAAGCGATAGTAAGAGACTCAAACACAGACGAAATAATAAAAACAGTAAACTTAACCGACCAAGGAAGTCGTAGATTTACTGGTGATTATGAAATACCAGCCGATGTAAGCGGAGAAGGATTTTATATTGATATTACTACTACAATTTACACAGATTCAGGATATACAACCGAAGCAGGCGACTATGCAGAAGAATCCGAACAATATTTAGTACAAGATAGATATAATAGAACTTTCGGCTTAGGAGGTGGCGGAATGGATGTCGACTATAAGAAAATACAGAAAATGATAGATAATGCTATTAAACAAATAGTTATACCAGAACAAGAGAAAGTTAATCTAGTATCGCTAGAAACAGGCGTAAGACGAGTAATATCACAAGTAGATAATATAAAGTTCCCAGAACAGATAAAAACAGACCTATCAGGCGTTATAACAGCTATAAAAGAAGCTAAGAGTGCTATTGATAACAAATATATACCAGAACAGAAAGAAGTAGACTTGAATCCTATTGCAACTAAGAACTCAGAGGATAATAAAAATACTTTAGATGATGTAAGAAATATGTTAAGCGAAGTATTAAAAGCAATACAATCTGGTAATAAAGATGTATCTAATAATTTTAATAAACTTAAATCTAAATTTGATTTAACGTCTAAAATGAGAAATTTATTTAACGAAGCTAACGATGAATTTTCTCAAGAAGAAAAGCCTAAAAAACAAAGAAGATTTATTAAAAAAGTATGAAGAAAGTTTTATTATACATAACAGTAATATTTGGAGTTATATTTATAGGGATTTTTAATTATGCTAACGCAGTTGAAATATCTCTAGACGAACTTCAGACTTATTTAGGTTCAGGGAGTGGTACTATTAGTAGACTTCCTGTTTTTAAAACAGACGGAAATAATCTAATACCTAGAACAGCAGGCAGAGTTATTGGTTCTAGTTCATTTGACGCAGTTTTTGATACCGCAACTTCTACAGAGTTTTGTTTATCTGGAGATACTTGTATTACTTCTTGGTCTACTGGTTCAGGTTCTGTAACATCAGTTGATATGAGTGTTCCTGTCGGACTAGCAATATCAGGTAACCCTATTACTTCAGCAGGAACTTTAGCTTTAGCATTAGATGCAGGTTATGTAATACCTTTAACAGCTTCAACGACTGAATGGGATAATAAATGGGACAGTTTAACAGATATGACCCTAGCAGAAAATTCAGTATATAGAGGAAACGCAAGCAATAACCCAGAAGCTACAAGCGATTTAACAATATTGTCAAACGGCAACG